TAAATGAATCAGATCTAAAACTAACACTGGTAAACGGCAGCATCATAGAACTAAGATCAGGTGATGCTTATGATCGTATGAGAGGTTATGCTGTGAACTACATAGTGTTTGACGAGTTTGCTGACATTGATCCAGAAGCATGGAGCAGTGTAGCACGAGCATGTCTTAGTGATACCAAAGGTAGAGCAATGTTTATCAGCACACCCAAAGGCATGGGCAATTGGAGTTTTGATCTATACAACCAAGGACTCACAGATGAGGATTGGGCAAGTTGGCAAATAACCACAGAAGCAGGTGGACAAGTAGATGAAGAAGAATTAGCAGCAGCACGCCGTGATCTAGATGAAAGAACATACCTACAAGAATACTGTGCCTCGTTTGTTCAATACTCAGGTGTTATATACTACAACTTCAGCAGAGAACAAAACATAGAAACCTTTGAAGGGCCAGCACCAGATCAAATACACATAGGCATCGATATGAATGTTACACCAATGAGTGCTAGTATCGGATATCGTAGACCAGACGGTGTGTTTCATGTGTTTGATTATCTACAACTACACAATTCAAATACCAATGAACTATGCGATGAAATCAAAAGAAGATATCCAACACAGCGTATAACAGTGTATCCAGATGCTGCTGGAGCACAACGCAGAAGCAGTGCCAATGGCATGACAGATATTATTATACTACAGAACGCTGGATTTAGTGTAAAAGCACCCAATAGAAATCCTCCTGTAAAAGATAGAATAGCAGCAGTAAATTCCCGACTGTGTAGCAGCACAGGTATAGTTGGACTAAAGATAGATCCCAAGTGTAAACCTGTTATAGACAGTCTCGAAAGACAGACCTATAAAGAGGGCACACAGATTCCTGAAAAAGGGGAATTTGATCACCAGAACGATAGTTTAGGATATGTAGTAAACACACTGTATCCTATACGCAGAAACACACCAATACAAGCACCTGGAAGTTGGCGCAGTAGACAAGGAACAAAATTATGAGCGAAGCATATGAACAAATTACCTCAGCCAATGAGGAATACAAAAAAAACAAAAGACGATATATCTTTCTTTATCACAGTTACATGGGCGGAGATGTCTACAAGCGTGGAGAATACCTAACCAAGTATACCAATGAATCAGAAGCAGAATATGAAGAGCGAGTAGAAACAACACCATTGGACAACAATGTTAGTGGTGTGGTAAGTTTATACAACAGTTTCTTGTTTAGACAAGGTGTCAACAGAGACTATGGAACACTAGCCAACGATCCTACTATACTAGACTTTGAACGTGATGCTGACTTTGATGGGCGTAGTCTCACAGCGTTTATGAAAGAAGCAAACACTGTGGCTAGTGTGTTGGGTATGGCTTGGGTGGTTGTTAGCAAAGAAAATATTGGTGCGTCTACTCTAGCAGAAGAAGTTGCTGCTGGTGTAAGACCATATTTGAGTGTGGTAAGCCCACTGATGATGTTGGATTGGCACTATTCAAAGACCGCTACAGGTAGATATGAACTAGACTATATCAAGTATATCGAAGAAGAAACTGAAGAAATGACACACATCAAAGAATGGTATGTGGACAGAGTAATTCACACTGCTGTGAACCATGATAACTCAGAAGTTGTAAGTGTAGATGTAGTAGAGAATCAATTGGGCAAAGTGCCATGCGTAGCACACTATTCAAAGAAATCAATTCAACGTGGCAAGGGCATTAGTCTTATCAGTGATATTGCTGATCTACAGAGAAGCTGCTACAACGAATACTCAGAGATTGAACAAACCATTAGACTATCAAACGCAGCAAGTCTAGTTAAAACAGCAGACACAGAAGCAGGTGCTGGACCAGGTGCTATCATACACATACCAGACAACTTGCCAGGTGAACTAAAACCTTATCTACTACAACCACAGGGCACAAGTGTAGACTCAATCTACAAAAGTATACACGAGAAAACACAAGCAATGGATAGAATTGCTCACCTAGGTGCTATTAGAGAAACAGAAGCACGTAGTATGAGTGGTATTAGTAGACAGATGGAGTTTGAACAACTCAACGCAGCACTTAGTGAAATAGCAGACAATCTCGAACTAACTGAAGAACAGATCATGAAGATATATGCTGCTTACCAAGCCACTAGTTGGACAGGTGTAATTGAATACCCAGATAGTTTCAACATCAGAGACGCAGCAGCAGACCTAGAGTTTTATGCTGGCGCACTGGCTGTGAATATTCCAAGTGATGAATATCGTCAAAGTGTTCAAAAAGAAATTGTTAAAACTGTGTTGGGTGCTGACTCAACAAAATACAAAGAGATATCAGATTCAATTGATGAACCTTTTGAACCACACGCTATGGTATCACCTGAAGGTGTAGTGGTAAACGCAGACACTTATGAAACACACGTTGCTCTAGCTGCTCAAGGATACACTCATCAATGACCACAGAGCGCCGTATAACACAGCATGATCAAATAGTAGACTCAACTGTAGTGGGCATACAGCGTATCATACGTGACTATTGGCGTGGCATTGAAGATCAACTGTTGGACGCAGACCCGCTTACTAACCTACAGTTGAGCAGTATAATCAACAACACACCACTGAATACCAGTCTTATACAACAGAACCTACAGAACAGTTTAGAGGACACACCTGAGATGCTAGAGGTTGAAGCACTGAACAGTGCGCCATATGTAGCACAAGGTGTAGCAGAGATTACCAGTGAAAACACTGCTGTAGGTGCTGTGATACTTGGTGCTTTAGCACTAGCACTGTTGAGTAGTGGTAGCATACCCAAAAACAGAATAAGAGAAACAGTTAGATCAAACACACCTAGAGTAGAACGAACCATATTGAACACTGTGGTTCATACTGATAGTGCTTATGGCTTTGCTGTTATGCGTGACGCTGGTGTAAAAAAATTTACATATGCTGGTGGCATAGCACCAAACACTAGAGAATTTTGTAGGAGCCAAGAAGGCAAAACCTACACAGAAAGAGAAATAAGACGCATCTGGAGCAGTCAAAGTTGGGGTGGTAAAGCACCGGGCGATCCTTTTGTTACTAGAGGTGGATACAACTGTCGACACTACTGGGTGCCAGAACCAGAAGGGAATAGTTAATGGGCAAACAACTAAAACAATTACAAGAAACATCACGAGTAGAATACTTGATTGCCACAGGCGAAATTGACGATGTGAGTTTCATAAACAAATTCGGTTACAACAGTCAAGTAGGCACTGCTTGGGAAACAGTATGGGATGGCAACAACACATACACCTACATTGCCTCAGCAGGCACAGCAGTCGTAACCAGTAGTGATACAGATGACAACGGTGGCACTGTGTTGGTAAGTGGATTGAATAGTGCTTATGAAGAAGTAAGCGAAACACTAACCATAGGCGGATCGGCTGGCACGGTAGAGTTCTATAGAGTGTTTAGAGCACAAATGGTTACTGCTAACACTGGCACAGAAAATCAAGGCACTGTTACTATCACAGTAGATTCAAAATCAGCAGCAATCATAACGCCTGAAATTGGTCAAACACTAATGGCACTATACACTATTCCTAAAAACAAAACAGGATATTTGCTACAAGTAGATGCTGGCAGCGCAAAAGATCTAGAACACGAAATAAGATTGGTTATCAAACACAACGGCGGTGTATGGAACACAAAAACCTATCACACACAAAGAGGTGGATTCAACAGTTTAAAGTTTGAGATACCTATACACATACCAGCAGAAGCAGATGTAGAAATAAAAGTAAAAGGATCAGCTACAAGTAGTGTTAGTGCTGCTTTTGAATTGATCTTGGTTGATAGTTGATTGTAATAGTTCATCTATGGGTAATCATAGTATTGATGGTAATACTCATAGGTAGTATATAGGAGAAACCATGGCACAGTATCGTGGCAGAAGTGTAAAACTAAACAAACCATTTAGACTACCCTCAGGTAGTAATAAAAAGTTTGGCGTGTATGTTAAGAATCGTAGCACAGGCAATGTAAACCGTGTTACCTTTGGACAACCGGGTATGAGTATCAAACGAAACAATCCCACACGCCGCAAGAGTTTCAATGCTAGAATGGGAGCAGTATTAGATCGAGTCCAAGGACAAAAGAATCTAAGTGCTGCTTATTGGAGTATTCAAGCATGGAAAAAAGACTTCAAGATATAGGGAGGGCACACTATGCCAATGAAGAAGAAGAAAAACAAAACCAAACGCAGAGGCGGACGTAAAAAATAATCTATATTACGCCACTTTTTAGGCGTTGTCATAAATAATATTACACAATTTACTCATAGGAGGTTACGCTACATGAGCGACGAAATCATGGAAACACAAACGGACGCAACTGACGCTCCACAACAAAGTCAGGCTACTGAGCAAAAGATGTATAGTCAAGAAGACTTCGATCGACATATGTCGGGATTGAGAAAAAGTCTAACAGACAAGTTTGAAAAACAATTTGCTGATCTTGGTGACATCAACGAACTAAAAGCATTGAAAGCCACTGCTGAAAAACAAAAGCAAGATGAGGCTATCAAGGCAGGACAGTTTGAGGATCTAATGAAG